TCACATTGTCCCAGACTACATCCGTGCCGTTGGACTTCAGGAACTTACCCGCAGCACCAATCGCAAGCCCAGCCCACTTCAAGACACCAGAGACTAACTGTCCGACAATCAACATCCCACGCTGAACAGTTGTGGGTTGAGTGTCAGTGTGAGTGTTGCTGAGCAAGTTATGAGAACCACCACCGCCACCGCCTACCGCATTGATCGTAATGCTCTTCTCTACATTATCTTGCGTCAAAGTGACATTCGTCCCCGCCCGCAAAACAACATCTCCCTTCAACAATGGCTGTCCCTGCACCCTCAAACTCCGAACCACACTCTCAAGAACCGGTGCTAAAGACGGCTCACCCGTCAAGTCATAAAGCACAATATCCCCAAGCCAAACCTCCGTCACATCTCCAGGAACACGAATGTAGTGAACATGGTAAACCGATGTCCCCTCTTGCCCCTCCTCCACGATGTAAAAACTTTGCGGGTCTTCGGTCAAACTGTTGGGAACTAACGAAACAGACCAACGACCCGTCTCATCTGTTTGCGTCGTCACTCCCCACTGTAAAATCTCAATTTGTTGCGAGCGGACAAACCGATGCCGAGCCAATCTGATCCGAACTGGCACACCCGCAAGCGGCTGCCCCCGCTCATCTGTAACAGTGTGAAAAACAGTGACCGTTTGAACAGGCATAAAAGATCACCCTCACGATGTCAACTTAAATGAAACGCTACCCCAACATTCCTGCGCCCCCGGTGCACCGTGAGAAAGACGGAAACTAACAGTTTTCCCGCCCAACGAGAATGTTTGGTTCGGTTCAAGGTAAACAGGTCCCGCCCCACTCCCCCATGTGGCGACCGTCACACCATCAGTTTCATTGAACAATGTAATCTGCGCATTCGCTGGAACTCCATACCCATAAAAAGGAGACACAGCAACAGCAATGACCTTGAGGTTGGGTTTTTGTGTCGGAACTGTTACCCGTGCGAGAACGAAATAACCGCCTACACCAATGCTTTGTGGCGGCGCCGTCGCAGTCACAAACGGTTCACCGCCCCCAGATGCGTTAACCGTCACATCTATTTTCTCGTTCGTCGCATCATCAGCAACATTCAGCGTCACATTTGTGCCAGCAATCAAGTTAATCCTGCGCCTCGTCCCCACAAGCGTCCCACTATTCATCACGCCAACGCGAGCGTTAGCGTCTAAGTTGCCCGTCAATGCATCGCTCCCGCCACTTTGGTGCGTGTTGGCGTGCGCCGACGGCGGGAAAGTCGTCGGCTTGTTGCTAATTTGGTTCCAATCATGGAAAGTCCCCGTAACACCTGAAAAGTCACCGTGAGCGTGTGTGTGATCAGCCCTTGCAACAGCGTTTGCCGTCCCTGTCTGGCTGGAACTGCCAATAGCAGGTGGCGGTGTCCCACTCGTCGGCACCACGCTACCTAACGGATGCCGCGTTGTCGTGTCGTGCCTCGTGATGTTCAAATATTGGGCATGGTCATCTCGGTTAGTGTCAAAGATGTGCGAACGCGTCAACGGGTCCAATTCAGACAATTGAGTGTCAACTGCGTGCTGAAAAGCACCTGACGGCTCCAAAACCTGTTTGATGACGGCGTGTAACGCTTGCAAGTAAGCCCTCAATTGAGGGTCAATGTTCTGTGGAATGTTCGGCAGTGGAATAAATTTGGGAACCCTCATGCCACCCGCCCCCTCTTCTGCTCCACAGTCAACACAAGGCGCTCAATCGGTGCGGATGTCTGAATTTGCAAACTCAAATATTGCCCAGTCGCCTCGGTCGCGGGGATTTTGTTTTTTGCCACTTGGTTGTAGAGGGTGCGGGATGGAAGGGATTGAGCCGATGAAGGGACATTGGCTCGTTGAAATTGCACCGTAATAGGAATTGAACCGTCAGCGTTGGTCACCACCTCCAACCACTGAACCCGTTTAGCCCCAACATAACCTAAGTCACTTAGTGGCGTGCGAGCAGTCCAAGTCTGCGCTGTCGTCCCGTTCCACTTCAACACATTGTTACCTTGTCCGACAACTCCAGTCCATCCCTCAGGCAAAAACAATGTCTGTGCCGAATCCAAACTCACCTGATACTGCGTCCAACCACCTTGCCGATAATTGAAAGCCCAAACAACAAATCCCGTCCCTACAGGCAACGCCACGACATAAACAGAACGCTGCGGTAAAACACAAGAGCGAACTTCAGCAAGCCTGCTGCGATTGAGATTATCCCTCAGCCACCTCGTCATGAAAGGACTGATAAGTTCTGGCGCTGAAGCAACATCGTAACGGTAAAAGCCATCCTCCGCAAGGAAGAAAACCTGACCGTCTGGCGTCACGGCAATGCTCCCCGACGCCAAACAACCAACACCTTCATACTGCTTTTGGACGATGACAGGGCTTTCCCCAACAGCCCTCGCACCAACATACGGCATCGTCCAAACCTCATTTTGGGTGAACACCACCAATGTGTTTTTAGTGACTACAAGCCCTGTGATTTGTGCCCTCGTGTCCAACTTAATGTCAGTCGCCACACCAGAATTCCAAACAGTTGGGTTCAAAACATCCGAAAACCGAACCCAATGCCGCTGCCGATTATTCGCACTGTCCAAAACATCCGCCGCCACTAAATGACCAAAGTAACTTGCAATGAACCGTGCACCCTTAGGAGCACCGTTGGCAACCAAATAACTTATGCTGCCCCCATCCCACTGTCCTATGTAATCAATCCCGTTGACAAAAAACAATGAATTCCCTTGTTGCGCCACCTGCCACCATGACGAACCAGTGAAGCCAGATGAAGGCGTGATATCAGTGACTGTAGACCCATCGTAACTGTATGCTTTCTGTTCGGTCAAAACGAGAAACTTGCTGACGACATCAAGGAACGCGACGCGCCGAACTATTTGACCCGTTGGGACAGAAAAAAATGACACCAATTGCAAGCGGGATTGCAAAAAGGGGAACAAATCGCAGTCCAACGCCACCGCCAATGCGTCAGGGGGCATTTGCGTCTCTTGTAAGTCAGGCATCAACCCCTTGAAATCCTGCAATGTCACAACCACCCACTCACCCATCTATCATCACCCCACAGGAGTGGGTTGAGTGGGTTGAGCAGGTTGAACAGTGGTGCCAACGGTCCTCATAGTCTTTGGTGCATCTGCGGTCTGTTCAGCAATGATGACTGCCTGAACAGCCCTCAACGCATCTTCAGCCAGAGACTCAAACAATTGAACCTCATCAGGCGCTACTAACCTGCGTGCAATAATAGATGCCGCCTTAAAGCGCAAATAGTCAAATGCATTGTCGGTATACCAGTTGGAATCGTTGTCTGATGCCAAGTTAGGCAACCACGCCCGATAGAAGAAATTCACAGAAACCGCTGACGAAGGAATTGGAAACAACCACAAGTTCGCCCCCAATATGGCATAGTTCGTCGGCGTCCCCTGACTCGTCCCAAATGCTTTCACAAGCAACTCAAAATCGCCCCGCAACAACGGCTTCCCAGCAATGACTACTGTGATGACCTCACGATAGTCGCTCGGTAAAGAAACCGATTGCTGACCCGACGCAAAATTCAGTGTCACTGACTTTTCCAAAACCCGCGCAGGCGCCAACCGTTGGATATGCCGCAGCGCCTCATTGATCGCCCCAGTGATAATCTCCTGCGTCTTGTCCACACCCAATGGGTCAGTCAACACAGGACGACCCACAAGGTCAAAAACGCTGCTGCGCAAATCCGCTAAAGTCGGCATCTAAAACACCTCACTTAAACTAACTTCCGCCTCCGCCGCCCTAACCGAGCACGACGAATCCTTGTGGGGCGTTTCAACCGACGAACCCCAGGAACGCGGATGCGCTTCTTCCGCAAAACCGATGTTCGTGGCATTACTTCTTGCCTCCCTTGCGCCCCGTGTGCCACGAACGGTAATCGCTGTGCACCTTAGGTGCCATGTGAGAACCAATGTCGCTGCCAACCCATGAACCATCTGGTTTCATAGGTCCAGACGAACTACCGTTGCTGCGCTTTACGATTTTCTTCTGAGCCATCATCAAAACCTCCTTTTATTGCCCTCGTCTGATGCTACCAACTTTCGCAAACCTACCAGGTTGCGTCCTCGGCAGGTTCATGATTTCGGCATAGCCGGGATTGGGCGGTGCCTTAACGGCGTGCCTTTGGCGCTGACGCTGTGACGACTTCTTTGTCGGAAGCCCCTTCATCGCTAATGGGTCCCGTCGCATCGCTCTTCACCTTGCTTTTCGCCGCCAAGTAACTCTCAACATCCGCATGCAAGTGCCCCTCATCGTCCTGCAGGAAAAACAGGGCACCAAACTGGTAGTGGTTGAGAATCACTTGGGCTGCCTCATCATCGTCCAACTCCAACACGCCGTTTCGGAACTGCCCAATCCCAGCGAAAACATACTCAGGGTAGTAGTTGCAGACAAACCGCCACTTCGCCATTTAAATCACCCCAAATCACTAACCTGCACCAGTGTAGTTAGTGATGTTAGTGAAGTAGGCATGAACTAACCCTGTCCGCACCTCCAAACCACATTCAGCAATGAACAAGTCCATGCGAGCGTCAACATCCGGCGCTTGCACATTCTCCAACAAACTCAAGTCACGACCCTCAACATACCGATACACAAGGAACGGCGGGTCAATGATGAGCATGCTCCCACTTAATTCAGGAGTCTTGCCAAACAATGGGTGACGAAGGAGATAAAGGGTGCCGTGAGCGGAGATGTATTCGGCAAGCCGCAAACCGTAGGTCTGATCAGTCGGAACTAAGTTGATTGTCCCACGCAACTTCGCCATCCGAGTAATGGTCGTCAATGCCCTCGGTCCGCAAAGTGCAAGTTTCTCGTTGTTACCGTAAGTGAACACTTTCTCCATCGCTTCGTCCCAAGCCTTTTCTGTAACACCATTGGAAAAGTCCACAATGTTGCCAGATGGAATGAAGTAAAGCACCCCAGCAGTTGCCCTCAACGGTTGACCGTTACCATCCGTCGCCAGTTTCGGCTCGCCGAAAATGAAAGCACGCTCCATCTTGACAGCGATGCGCCGAAGCGCTCTCGCCCGATCGTTCGCCAACGGGTCACCAGTCCGCAACGCAGTCTTCAACGCAGTGCCAGTCAGATAAATCGCTTCCTTGAAGATTTGGCAGTAGTTGACGCGTGCAGTAGGGTTGAAGGTAATTGCCGTCGGTGCACCAGTCCCCTCACCGTAGGCAGAACCAATGCACAACAACTTGTCACCTGCATTACCCGCTGCCGCTGCAGTAGTGCCGAAAGCACGAGTAACGGTGATTTGGTTACCAGATACATTGACACCCGTTACACGCATCTTTTCCAGCGTCCGCATGTTCATCAAAACATCTCCAACTTTCACTACCGTCGCATCGTTGATGTTGATGGTCGTGGCATCTGATGTGTAGTTAGCAGTAGCGGTAACAGCATACTCGTGGATCATCTCCTCAAACCAGTGAAAGTGAGGGTCACTGGTCGGTTCACTGTCCAACTTGGACAGCAACGCCGTCAATGGCGCGTCAGCACGCGCCTCTTCCACAAAGAGGATCATCTCACGCCAACTTTCGGGACGCTCATCGCTTGTCCATGAGCCAGTCCCTCTGAGTCCCAGAATCGCCATTACAAATCACCTCTCAAAAGATTTGTTTAAACTTGCTTACGCCCATAACCTAAAGCAGCCAAAGTTTCAGCAACCTTCGCCCGTGTCGGGTCAACTGGCTCGCGAGAAGGCGGTGTCCCGCGAACAACCCCTGAAGGTGGAGTGTCGCTGCCCTTAAGCCGCTCCTGAACCCGTTGAACAATGACTACCTCAATTTGCTGTGGCGTCAGGTTCGCAATTTGTGCAGGGTTTTGAAGCAACTCCTGTGCAACTTGGTTGACTAAGTTAGAATGCTGAACCAACTCTGGATGCCGAGTGTAAAACTCCAACTCCGCCATCCGCGCTTGAAGAACAAAAGTTGATTGAAGCAATGGAGCAGTAATCCGTTCCATCTGCTGTCGGTAATGTTGGTCAATGCGTTCAATGACTTGCTGGAGAGTTTGGCGAGGGTTCGTCAAAAACTGCAGGTCATCAATGTCTGAAACAATCTGTTCAACTGAAAGGGGTTGCCACCATGCTTCCACTTCCTCAGGGGCTTCTTCCTCAGTTGCCTTCTCAGGCGAAGGATGTCCTACTTCCTTAGTGGGCGGGATATGGGCACCCCGATCAGGTTCCACCTCCTTAGAAACTTCAGAAGTTTCAGGAGGGGGAGATGCCTCAGTCCCGCCCGTGAGACCCTGGTTTGAAATAACTTCCTCAGACACCGATGGGGTCTCCGCAGGCGCCTTAAATTGTTGTGTGTATGCCTCCAAAAACGCTTTCAGTTGTTCCTTCTGATCCACTCCTACCCCAGGGTCTCACTCTCTATTATAACTCGTCTTCTGTTGCTCGTCAAGAGTTTGTGGTAAATTCCGAACCCATCGCAAAATGTTCAGTGAACCTGCCAGCCGTGCCGCCCTAACAGTGTCGCCCTGCCATGCCGCCTGTTCCAACTCCTTCAACAGCGCCTCCTCCTTTGAAGCAAGCACCTTCTCAATTGTCTGCCAACATGGATGCTTCACAAATTCCTTCCACATAATCTCACGCCTCCGTCGGTGTCAGTGTTCGCATCCTCTCCGTCCCTACTAATTCCTCTAACGGCTCAAGGGGTGGCCGAACTCTCCTTTCCTTAGGCTCCATCTCGCCCGGCGAAACTTCTCCTTCCTCCTCTCCCCCTGCACCCGCTCCCGCTAACAACGCACCAAGCGGTGACGCCTCCGCTGCCGCCTCCTCAGTCGGCGTCTCCTCACGCAAGAACTGGTCAATGTTGCGGACACCTAAGGCGCTGACCATATAGCGGAAGATTTCAACAATGTCAAACCGCTCGGCAAGGCTTGGAACGCGCCCAATCAACTCAAAAATTTGCAGCCACAAGTCGGCATTCTTCTGCGGGTCCAACGGTGCCGTCCCATCGTGGAGCGGGAAGTAGTAGCGACCTTGGATGTCCTCAGGCGAAACCTCCACCACCGTCCCAGCCAACTTAGTAGCAGCAGGCAGCCCAAGCAACCGAACAGCAACAGGATGAGTCAAAAACTGCTGCAACAAAGCCAACATAATCTCTGCCCAGGGGACGATCGCCGTCGCCGACAATGTCTGCGCCAACATCTGAATACGGTTCGCCCCCATCTGCGCTACATGTGCCGTCTCCGTCGCACTCCGCTTCGTTGCAGGAAACATCCCCAACAAAATGTCCGACGAACCACTCAACCGCTGCATGTAGTCAAGCAAAATCTCAAGCGTGTTCAAGTGTTGGCTCGTGTAAAGTTGCACGGGAAACTGATAAAGCGCATCCGCAGGTGAAGTCCCGTAGGCTTCAGGCCTCAAGGGAATAACTTGCCCAGGTCGCCACTCCTGCAAATCCTTAGGGTCAATCCGCGAAGGATCAAAAATCAAAACCTCGTTGAGCACCTTCTCTATGTTGTCCAAGTGACTGTTAATCAACCAAGTGCAAAGATCCTGAAGCGGTTGCAACAACTCAATGAGCCCAACGGGATCGTTAGCGTGAGCGTCAAGCAAGTAAAGCCCGACAACAAAAGGAAACTTGTTGTGGTGGTAAGGAGATGGTTCCGCTCGGATGACTTTTGATCGGTTGGCTACAGTAATGACCCACAACTCCGTGTCGTCGCTGTCTGACAACCCATACTGGCTCGGCACTATTCGCGCCCACAACTCATGAACCATGACCATCCCATACTGCTTCATGTCCTCTGGTTTCGTCGGCAGCCACTCAGGGACACCAATGATGCTGAAAGGTGGTCGGCTCTTCAAGTCATCCAAAGCGCTCGTAGTGAACGGCGGTATGTCGTCAACAAACATGTAAACCCCCTGCTTCTCCTTCTCCCGAAGCCACCACCAAGGAACATATAGCAGGTGACCGCAGAATTGCCCCTCCTGGAAACGGTCAAGTGGAACGCGTGGGTCGGGAAAGAAACTGAAGGGGTCAACATTGATCGTGCGAGGTCCCTCATAAGTCACAATGTAATCCTCCGTAACGCCCAAATCCAAATCCCCAATCACCAACCTCTGCCGCTTCTTTTCAACGCGCCTCTCCCAAACGCACTTCAAGATGCCGATACCGTATCGTAAAACATCAAGCAGAAACATATCAAGCACCTTGATCCCGCCTTGCAGACGAAAATAGTAATCCAGCAACGCTTCAACAAGGCGGGCTTGTTGCTCGTTAGCACCGTCTAAAGGGCGTGCCTCAAAAATGGGGTAACGGGTCGTGAAGACGGCAAGGAGGAAAGCCTTGATGGATTGCACGATGGCGTAAGTGAAAGGGGCAACAACGCGGTTCTCAAAAGCAAACAACTTCTGCTCCTGCGACATGAACTTCTCGCTTTCTGAAACAACCAACTTCCAACGCCGTTCCGCCGCCTGCCACGCCTCATAGCGATTTGACCAAGCATTTCCCGCCAAATTGAAAGCGTGGGTCACCAAACGGATAAGATCACGCTGAACATCTTCATCTTGTAGCGCCCTTCTTACTTGCTCATCCATCCTTCACCCCAGGGTCCCACATTAAGTTTAACACGCCGACAGGTATTGGTCTTGCAGAAGTTTTGATTCACGCTCATCTGCCTGAGCCTTGCCCGAGCGCTGATTCACGCATGAAGATGTGAGTCTTGCTGTGCAAACGATTCACGCTCGCTCCATGGGTCTCGC